TAATATAATACCAATAATCATTGCAAATACATTTTAGAATTAACATAATTTTGGTAGTTAATAGTATTTATAAATATAAAGTTTATCAAATAGATTACGAAAAATAACATAATGTTACTTCCCATAGTACTTTTAAAACCTGGTCATATGTGATAGAAGAAGATTTAGACTATTGTCATAATCTATTAATTACAGTGTCGGTTTTTAAAAAAGAAGCGAATAAAATACATAAAATATAAGTAAATGGTAAACATAATGATATTTTAGATGATTTGGGATGAAAAATGTCTAGTTATAGGTTAAATGAATTTTATACAGATGAAGGTACATTTACTTGATCAATAAGATTTTGTTTAAATTGTGTTAAGTTAGATGGTGCAATTACTTCTACTCCTAATGACACACTTGGTGTACCTGTAGTTGAAACTGGCATATCTGGCATAACTGGCATAACTGGCATATCTGTCATATCTGGCATATCTGTCATATCTGGCATAACTGGCATATCTGGCATAACTGGCATATCTGGCATAACTGGCATATCTGTCATATCTGGCATAACCATATTAGGATTCCAAATTCCTGATTTTAAAGAATTATTTTCTTTACTTAATGGGTTTCCAATATCATTTAATATGTCATCTTTTATATTTCCAGATATAATTGCAACTAGTTCAAACATTACAGATAGTTGTTGAATCATCACAAATATTTTGGCAATTGTTGAACGAGGACTAATATCACCATACCCAATCCTAGTTTGTGTTGTTACTGCAAAGTAAAGAGCATCTAAAAATGTTAAAGTTTTTCTAGTATGATTAAATTGATTGTCTGATTGTCCTATTAAAAAATAAATTACTGCAAACATTATAATCCAAACAAAATTAAACATAAATATGGTTTTTAAACTTAATTTTTTTCCAAGAAGTTCAGATGGAATAATTCCTCCGGTTTGATTTGTTATTGTCATTATATAAATTATTAGATTTTATTTTTATATTAATTTAATATAAAAACATAATATTAAATATATTAATGGACTTTACCACCAAATTAGCCAAAAAATATACAATCTTTTCAGGGTTATAAAGATTTAAAAAAAATATCAGTCCTGTTGTAATAATATACAAGTAAATTAGTTACACATGATAAGAATGGTAGACTTGTATCATGTTTAGAAAAGTGTGGAATAGAATCATACTAGTAACATATTATGGGAAGCGAAAACATACTCTAATTTTAATAATTTACCTTAAAAATAAATATACAATATTATAATATGAAAAAATGTTTTATAATATTACCTAATCAATTATTCAATAAAAAATATATGACACAATATAAAGATAGTAAAATTGTAATAATCGAAGAACCATTATTTTTTGGAGATAAAAAAAGAATTAAAAATTTTAGTAAATTAAAATTGGTTTTACACAGAAGCAGTATGAAATATTATTTTGATTATTTAAAAAAAAATAACTTTGATGTAGAGTATATTGATTATAATATAATGAAAGATTATAATTTTATCAAAAAATACCAAGAGGTAACTATTTATGATCCTGCTGACCATCTATTTCTCAAAAGATTAAATAAAGTTATTAAAATAAATAAACAAAAACTAGAAATAATTGATTCACCTTTGTTTTTATTATCAATATCTGATTTGGAAGAATATATGAAACACAAAGGAAACTCAAACACATTCTTTCATAAACATTTTTATGATTGGCAGTTAAAAAAATTAAACATTCCTTATATTAGTAAATCGTATGATGAGATGAATCGTAATAAAATACCTAAAAATTTTGATATTCCTAAACCAGTTATTTCCAAAAATGATAATAATAGTAAATATGTTAAAGAAGGAAAGGAATATGTTGATAAACATTTCAAGAATAATTATGGTGATATAGATGAATTTTTTTACCCTGTCACTCATAAAACGGCAAAAAAGTGGCTCAAACATTTTCTAAAAAATAGATTATCAAACTTTGGTAACTATCAAGATGCTATTATCAAAGATGAATCATTCTTATTTCATTCGTTATTATCATCTTTAATTAATATTGGATTATTAACACCCCAACAAGTAGTCGATGAAACTATTAAATATTATGAAAAAAATAAAAAGGAAGTACAAATTAATAATTTTGAAGGTTTTATCAGACAAGTTATTGGATGGAGAGAATATGAAAGAATGTTATATCAATTATATTATGATGATTTAGTAAATTCTAATTATTTTGGTAATAATAATAAATTAACTAAAAAATGGTATACTGGTGATTTGGGAATAGAACCAATTGATAATACTATTAAGAGAGCTTTTAAAACTGGATATTTACATCATATTGAAAGATTGATGGTAATGTTAAATTTTATGGTGTTAGCTAGAATTAGACCTATTGACATTTACACTTGGTTTATGGAGTTTGCATGCGATAGTTACGATTGGGTAATGATTGGTAATGTATATGGAATGGGATATTTTAATACCAATACCATGAGAAAACCTTATTTATCAACTAGTAACTATATTAGAAATATGTCTAATTATGAAAATGATGGACATTGGAATGAAACTTGGGATGCTATGTTTTATAAATTTTTAACAGATAATAAATCAAAGTTGAAAGGAGGTGCTGCATTTTATTTGCGAAATTTAGCTCATTTTGAGAAAAAAAGTGCAAAAGAAAAAAATGATATTTTTAGTAAAATTAAATTATAATTATCATACTTATTTTTCTTTTTGAAAGTATTCAGTACATAAGTTGAACAACATTTAATATGCTTAGATACGTTTAAATTTAATTATAAAATTTGAATATAATTATAATTAAATTTAATTTTTATAATTGTTAAAATGTTTAATTTTACAGAATTAATTAATTATAATTTTACAGAATTAATTAATTATAATTTTATTGTGTTAATGTAAATAACTAGAGATGATATAAATTAAAATCCAGAATATAATTATCATACACTGTTTTATTTATTGTTAAACTATTTAGGAACAACTTGTAATACACCGACATATACTCATCGAATAATTTTATTTCACACTGTCTTTTATATGAGCATCCAAGTGTACCGCCGCAGATGATTCTTGTTCTAATACCATTTTTACAATTCTCATATCAATCTACTAGACACAATACATAAATTCTATAGCGTGTCCATTTTGGGTTACAGCTTCGCTAACTACACTTTCGTTATCAATGATGTTTCATCGTATAGTTTCAAACGCATTCCATCCTGTTTAATCCCTCAATTATAACGTATATATCATCTCGGATGGGATATTCAATCGATAGGAAGACATCATCGTCAATATGTATATCACATAATATAAATTCCTTATCATTCATATCTCCCATAAAAATTAATACATACACTTGGTGTCGTCTAACAACTCTATGTAAATATTTTGTATTTCATATAGGGACCAACTATATGGATCTACATGAAATAATGTATTAGCGAGAGTCACTTTACTTTTTGCTTCTATTAGAAACTTATTATCGTTTTTTTTGTTTATTAATATTTTTATTTTTTCTTAAAGGATTTAATAATTTTCCCATTTTAATATTATATTTCCGTCTATTCCTTCCAGTTTGTTTTTTAAAATCTTGAGAAATAAAATTTAATCTACGTCTGTTTCCTCTACTTAGGTTAGGTGTATAAAATTGATTAAAACTTGGAACACTATATGTTTTTTTATATACAGTAACTGTATAGTTTTCGTTATTAATTACTATATTATCACCATCATTTAAATATTTAACATTTAATCTTCTCATAAAATAATCACCATATCTATTATATATTCTGATAAAATATTCATATTGTCTCGAATCCATATTTTTTCTTCCATAAATATTATAAGTTCTTCTTCCAGCATAAGCTATACCCATTAAAATTATTGGACTTGAATTTTTCCTTAAAAAATTCTGACATCTAGGATGACCGCAACCAAAATAGCTACAACATCTAATATATTGATGTCTTTTAATATAACTCATACCATTAAAATTTTCTTTTACTTTGTTATTTAACATTAGTAAAATTATAATTATAATTATAATTATTATAATAAAATATTTCATATATCATAAATTATAAAATAATTTATAGTAGTTAATCATAAACTCAATGGGTTTAACATTTTTAATTTATGAAATTACCATATTCCTGAATCATTATAGTCATATTTATATGCTAATAAATCAGAAAAATAATTTATGCTGTTAATATATATAACTCGATTGTGGGATTAATGTTTTATATGTAGTACATAAAGAGTATACTGAAAGATATCATGAATTATTGTTGGAATAATTATATTTCTAATTACAAGTTTAATAATATCTTTTGTATCAAACTCTAAATTATATTTTTTATTTAAACTATTCTCTATATTAACTTTAAAATATTGATTAAGTATTTGTTGAAAAATAAATAAAAATTCTTTATTAACATTAGTTGCTTATGACAATAATTCAAATATTTCAGTTGAAAAATCAGTTGTTGATTCATCAACTGAACTTTGAATAATTGATTTTCTTGTATCAATCTCTTTAAAACTTTCAATTTGTTTTCTTGTTTCTTCGGCTAAATGTGGAATAATATTTGACTTAAAAAATTGATACTTTACCTTCACTTTCTTATGACATTTTTTAAAGTCATGAAAGTGAAAAGAATGATAAGGCAATATAAAATTATTTAAAATTATTAAATATAAAATTTTCATTAAAATTATAAATATATTATATATTTTTAAAAAGTCAATTTTTTATGTTGAATAATTATTTTTTTACTGACGATGGTGCGACAAAATATTCATTCCATTTAATATCTTATAATTTAAATTCAGAAAATACATTTCTTATACTGGAAATTAAAGTAATAATATTTTTATATATCCAATAGAATGGATTGCTAATTAAAACTTTTAACGATAGTTTACTAATTGTATTATCTAATACCAAACCGGTAGTAACAGGTACTAAGCTCTAAATTCATTCAATAAATACTAGCTTTTATTAGTTGTCGTTTAATAAAGAAAATATTTTAATATCTCATACAATTATTAACACAAATATTATAATCTTGTCCACTATCAAAATTTTCTCGACAACAATCTCTGCATCCAGAAACACCATCTCTTCTTCCATTACAAATAGTTAAATCTTTAGTATTTTGATATCCTTTGTATATTCTTCTTAACATTTTTATTCTATCTTCTACCATTTTTATATCATTGCTACATATTAATGTTTTATGTCTTAGATGATAAAAATTATCCGGTATATCTTTTGATATTTTTTTAGGTAAACGAGTAAAATATTTAGTTAAATAATCAGTTATTATTTTAGCAATTAAGCAACTTTTGTTATTGATTAAAATATTCATATCTCTGACCAACTTATTGTTCAAGTATTTTTTATATAAAATAATTAATTCTAAAAAAAATAAAGCATCTGTTAATCTTTTAATTTTTTGAAATAATGTTTTTTGATGTTCTGTGTTACTAATATTTTTTTTAATAAAATTTAAGGTTTTTATTGCACCTGGACAAATATATCCAAAGTTTAGTATACCTTTTTTTTGTTTTTTATTAAAAAGTTTTTGTTGCAAAACAGAATTATCAATGTTATGATAGTTTTTTTCAAATTCTAATATTAAATTATTAATTTCAGATATTTTCATATATTTTAAATGATAAATTAAATATATTTATAAGAATCTTCTAAAGCTTTCATTCTAGTTTATAAGATTCGGATAATAGTGAACCTTTTATATGACTCGAATGTGATATATATGTAGTACATAAATAATATACTGAAATATATCTTTTGTATCAACCTCTAAATTATATTTTTTATTTAAACTATTCTCTATATTAACTTTAAATTCGTTACTAATGACAATAATTTGTTAATTCGTCAAATGAACTTTGAATAATTTAAAAATGTTTAGTTTTTTATATCATTTAATATATATATAAATGTCTGATATCAATTATCATAGCAAGTATTTAAAATACAAAACAAAGTATTTAGAACTAGTAAACAGCAGTTATATGGGAGGTGCCGCTCTAGAAGCTGTCAAAAAAGAGAGTGAAGTAGTCGTTGATTTACAACCTTTAAGTGCACCATTTGATAAAATACCATCTCATGATTTACCAGATATTATCCATATAACTATACCGAAACATATGGTGAAAGATATACAGAATGATAACCCAAGAGTAGTCGCTTTTTTAAAGTCAAATGAAATATTTAAGGGAGTAGTCGAGTTTTTTCAAGATTTTTTTATAAGGCAATTTACTCAGAATAAAATATCAGACCATTCAATGATATCTTATAGAATTAACGAAATAAATATTGTATCATTAAATTTATTAGATGATACATATTCTATTTTAACAATGTTTTTTAAATATTTAAATAGTAGAATTAACCCAATATATACTCATGCATTAACAGTTGCATTAAATAATGTAAGAATAGAAAGAATGACAAAAATTGTTGAATTAGTAGAATCTGCTGAACCAGATATAATTTGTTTTCAAGAAGTAAATAGTCCAATGTTACCTGAATTAGAATATAAATTAGGTAGGAGTGGCTTTAATAATTATATTATAAATAAAACATTAGATACTTTTATACATAATAAAGTAGTTTATAATAGAGAACAATTTAGAACTATTTTTTATAAAGGAAAAAAACTACCGCCTGGTGAAATAATGTTTACAGATAAAGCTCAATCATATTTAATATATAACGATATTTTAATATTTTCATTACATATAACATGGAAATTAAATTTAGTAAACCCAGGACCCGGTAGACCACAAACCCAATATAATGCATCGCGTGACCAATTAAAATCTTTTATAAATTCTATTATATCATTAGGACGAGAGCATAATATATTAAAAATTGTATTAGTTGGGGATACAAATAATAGTGCAGAAAATTTATATAATGCAATCCGCTCAATGGAACTAGATGACATTGTATTTCAAGTACATGAATCACAAGATTCTACATTTTATGTAGAGTTAAACGGTAGTGATAAAATTGATAATTTAATTGACATTACATTACTACCTCCACGAAAATAAACGTTATATCTTTAAACATTTAACACGCCTATTTTATTCCAGATAATTTTCACTGCTATCATGATTTACAACAGTAATTCTAAAGGTGTAAAAAGTTTTTGTTGTAAGATAGACTTACCAATTATTTCATATATTTTAAATGATATTATCGTGATATCAGATATCAAGATAATACCACTTTAAATACAATGTCAAAAGAATTAGATAATATCATACCTATTTTTATATTTCCTCCAGAACACATTGACCCTAAGAAAAATAAGTACTTTTCTCATAATTTAGTACAATTTATGTGCGAGTCATTGATAGAATTAGATAAAAATTATAGTAAAAAAATGGTAATTTACAATTTTTTAAAGGTGATAACATGGAAGTATTAAAATATCTGCATAAGAAACATGAAATTTCCAATATTGGATTTAATGTTGATTATTCACCATATGCTAAGAAAAGAGATGACGCTATTAAAAAATGGGCTAAAAAAGAAAATATTACTATTATTAACATTTATGATAATTATACGTGGGATAATACCCTAAATAATTTAGGTGAAATATGGAATGTATATGATAGTGATAATAATTTGCATTTATCCACAGAAATAAGAACTAAAGGTGATTACATCTGGTTAGGAACTAAAACAAAAAATAGATTGAATTTACCAACTGATATAGTATATATTGGTAAAATAAATAAATTAAGTAAAATATAATTATTATAACGAAGAATCACCATCTAGTGAAAACACACAATCAGAACAAATTGCTACCAAAATTAATGGTTCAATTATTTATGGTTTAGAAGATTCTAATACTAGTGAATATTTTTATATGACTCGATGGTGGGATTAAATTATGTCTAAAAAATATAAATGGTTAGTTTTATCTAATAAAGGAAATATATATTTGAACAGGAGTAATTAATTAAATTCAAAAAGTGTACCATCTATTAATCTATCATAAACATTTATACTTTTAAGGAAATTAGTTAATGGGTTATTGGTATTAGGGATTGTATTTAAATTAATTTCTGATGATTGACCAGGACATTGATCTACAACTACTTGACTACAGACTCTACATGCACTAATAAAATATACACTATTTGAATTACTACTTAAAATTTCACTCAATTTTTCATTATATAAATTATTCCATGAAGGTATTTTATCCAAAAAATTTTCTTCAAAGTTTTTAAACCTATCATAATTATTTAATATTTCTTTATATTCTACTGGATAAGTATCTTTAAATAAATTAATTTCTTGACTATGATTGTCAACCATGTCTAAATAGTTTTCACGAGTTACATTTTTTAAATCAAAGTATTTATCTTTTAGTTTAGCAATAACTATTTGCTGAAACCTCATCTTATTTAAGTATCTTTCACAATTATCTTTTTTTCTTTTCCAATCTTCCAAATATTTAGGTGATAAACTAAATGCTTTATCTAAAATTGAAGGTAATTTAGATCTAACTATTTTTCGATTGTTACCCATAAAAGATTTACCTGTTTCAAATTTATATAAATTAGAATATTCATCTAAAAATATATCATTTGGTTCAATTATTTTAGATGTTTTGGCACCTTCGAAATTACTTATTATTGACGGTATACTTTTACCAGCTCTATCAAAATCTTCTTGAAAGACACTATACTTATCATATATATTCTGGAATGGAATAATACCTGAATAAAAAAAGCTAACAAAACTGTCTGTTTCATTGCGAGTTTTTTTATAATTTGGAATAAAACTAAATTCTGAATCACATATAACATTGTTTGTTTCTCCATTTGTAAAACTTATAAATTGATTAAAACCAAATTTTTCCCAAAAATTTTTAACAAGAAGAAAACTATTTTTTTCTTTCATACAATTTTTGGTACAAATATCAAAATATTTTTCATTTACGTCTTTGTCATTTCTAAATTTACTTTTACAAAATAGAAGAAAATTTAACAAACCTAATTCCTCTTTATTAATTATTTTTAAGGCTAACTCTTCTGTTATATTATGTTTGCGTCCACTTAAATAAAAATTTATATTGTCAGTTTCCATGTTTTCTTTCATGATTTTTAATTTTATTTTATAATGTCCATCTTTTTCCCTAAACCTCTTCAAGAAACCAATTAATCTTTGTCTAAATGGATTAAATAATAAGAAAACTAAAATTAATCTATATCCCTTTTTCTCTTCTTCTTCAACTTTATCCAATCTATCATAAGCTTTACAAAAGCATTTTATGGTACAAACGTGGTCTTCATCTGTTGTTACTTTCTTAATTTTTGAAATATAAAATAAAAAAGTGTTATCAGGCATTGTGAATTGAGAACTTATTGTGTTACCATGTGCTGAAATTATATTTATATTTTCCATATAATAAATATTATATATTTTTTATTTAAATATTAAAATGTATTTTATAACAATGAATATATTTATACATCATCGAGATATTAGATATCAAGATAATACCACTTTAAATACAATGTCGAAAGATTTAGACAATATTATACCAGTATTTATCTTTCCACCAGAACAAATTGACCCTAAGAAAAATAAATACTTTTCTCATAATTTAGTACAATTTATGTGCGAGTCTTTGATAGAGTTAGATAAGGATTATAGTAAAAAAAATGGTAATTTACAATTTTTTAAAGGTGATAACATTGAAGTATTAAAAGAACTTCATAAGAACCATAAAATTGCCAATATTGGATTTAATATTGATTATTCACCTTATGCAAAGAAAAGAGATGATGCTATTATAAAGTGGGCAAAAAAAGAAAATATTACTATTTATTCAGAAGAAGATATGTTATTAAAGGAAATTTTAAATGATGAAACTAAATCACAAAATTCTGGTGACCCTTATAAAGTTTTTACTCCTTACATGAAATACATTAGAAAAACGTATCAAGTTAAAAATCCAAGTAAAAAAACTCCTAAAGTAAGTAACAAAAATATTGAAACAAAGCATTCAATCGATAATAAAGATTTAAAAAAATTTTATGATTTTAACAATGATATTAATGTAAAATCTGGTAGAAAAGAAGCTAAAAAGAAATTAAAATTAATTAAAAAGCAAAATAAATATGACGAACTAAGAAATTGTCTAGCGTATAATACAACTCATCTATCTGCATATATTAATCTTGGATTAATTTCAATCAGAGAAGTATATCATCATTGTTTGGAAAATTTAGGTAAAAATAATGGAGTTATAACTGAATTATATTGGAGAGATTTTTATTATAATATTTTACACTTTTTCCCACATGTAGTTGGAAACTCTTTCAAAGAAAAATATGATAAAATTAAATGGAGGAATAATCAAAAAGAATTCAAAGCTTGGTGTGAAGGTAAAACTGGATTTCCAGCAGTAGATGCTTGTATGAGACAGATGAATACTACGGGATATATGCATAATAGAGGTAGAATGATAGTAGCATCTTTTTTAACTAAAGATTTATTAATTGATTGGAGATGGGGTGAAAAATATTTTGCTACTCAATTACAAGATTATAACATTTCAGCTAATAATGGTGGTTGGCAATGGGCAGCCGGAACAGGTACTGATTCACAACCTTACTTTAGGATATTTAATCCATGGAGTCAAAGTAAATCATATGATCCAAATTGTGAATATATAAAAAAATGGATACCTGAACTAGAAGATGTAGATAATAAAGATATTCATGATTGGGAGAATAAACATAATTCTCATAAAGTTGACTATCCAGAACCAATAGTTGATCATAAAAAAGAGAGATTGAATACTCTAAAAATTTATAAAAAGTATATAAATTAAACATATAAAAAAAATATAAATTTATATTTTTTTTATTATTTATAATAATGAATAATAAAATTTTATTTAGTTTAAAAAATTTTAATTATGATAAGTCTACTCTAAACATGGATATTAAAAAGGCTAACCTAAATAATTATCAATCGGGTGGAGGATATCTAAACACTGATATTAAAAAGGCTGAAACAATTAATTATCAATCAGGTGGAGGATATATTAACAATGAAGGTAATGAATATAATTTTTTATCTGATAATTTTATAGGTAAAAGTAACATTCCAGATTCTGGATATGGTGTATTTGCTAATAAAGACTACAAAAAAGATGATATAGTAGAAATCAATAGATTTTTAGAATTTTCTGATAATAGAACTGGTTTAGAAGATTATGTATTTAAAAGTCATTTAGATAATACTAAAAATATTATTGTTTTAGGTAACGGTTCTATTTTTAACCACCATGACAATAACAATGTAAATTATTATTTTATGGATGGAAAAGGATTTTTTATGTACAAGGCTAATAAAGATATTAAAAAGGGTGAGGAAATGTATATCAATTATGGATCCAATTGGTTCCAAAATAGACAAAAAAACGATAAATAAATTATTAAAAGTTACTTAAATAATAAAAATAATAATATCTTAAATGTATAAAATATTTTTTCATCTTTTAGGGATAATAATATTAGAAATAATATTTTATTTTTTTTATATTGGACCTTTTGAACATAGTGTGTTTGTTAATTCATTTAGTAGATCTATAGGTGGTCTTATAAAAAAAATTGACTATGCTCATGAAAATCCACTTTATTTTTTAAATATATCATCTTTTGAAAAAGATGATTCATTTATGAATGATTTAAAAAATGAAGCAGATGCGTCTGATAAAGTTCGTATAGAATATAATAATAATCTATGTATTGCTACTATTTTAATATGGATTTGTTGTACGGTATTTCTGATTTTTACAATATTGTTTTATCATTTGATAAAGTACTTTATAAAAAAATATAAAAGCAAATTACATCAGAATATAGAATTAGTAGAATTAACAAATAACTCAATTAATATTAATAGTGTAAAAAATATAGAAAACAAACCAAATGAAAAGAAAAATTTAGTAATTATGTTATTAACCTATTTATTTTTTGGTTGTTTAATATTATTATTTGAATATGTTTTTTTCCAATATTCAGTCTTAAAATATCAAATAATAACCGATAAACAAATACAATATTTAGTTTATCAACAAATCGATAAGTTTGTTTTAAGTTATTATATTATAAATTAAATAAAAATAGGATGTTTATAATATAAAAAAAAAGATTATGCTAACATGATATGATAATTTACATAATCTAATTGATATTTTATATAACAAACAAGTAGATAAAATAAATTGTATTCTTGGTGATATAGGAAGTTTAATAATTTCAAAGAATATTTTGGAGCAAGTATTTAGAATTAGAAATACAATTATGTGTTCATTAGAATTGAAAATAGATAATTTGTTTTATGTTATACTATAATGTAACATCATATAGTTATTGTCTTATGAACAATCGACCATGTAGTTTAGGAATTAAATAATCTCAACTCAGCTTTAGGAAGAAAGTATTAAAATTTTACCACATTTATAAACCCAATCTGTTATTTTTAATAAATTGTTCTAATGATTTAAAATGTGTAACAATAATATGCATTTTCTTTAATTCACACTACAATCTTATGTTATATAACTCATATTGTAACTTATTAACAACATACTAAAGGTTGAGACCAAGTACAAAAAAATATATGCTTGTAATAATAGACAATACGTATATTATTAAAATAGTTTATTTTGACACATACTTTGACCTTCCGGCGTGCCTTTGAAAAAAGGTGGTATACCAACTTGTCCACATTTTTCAATTTGAAACTTGGTAGTACTATGATTTTTATCTTTTGTAAAATATCCATGTTTCCCAGAATTATAAATTCTACCTTTCATACTTTGGTTATATAATTGAACTTGATCTCCATGATAAATAATATTTTCATAATCTAAAATTTTATTTCCTAAAATAAGTTGTTTATCATTAATTTTTAAGTTTCCTCTTAATTCTAAATTACCAGGTATTTTAATACTTGCATTATTATATAATCTATAAGAAACTCGTCCTAACTTTCTAATTTGTTCCATATCTGTCTTATATATTTCATTAATTTTATTCTTAATATTTTTTTCCATATTTTCTGTGTTATTCATACCTTCTTTGTTTTTTCTGAAAAATATTAAATAACACATTAAAGCAATTATAATATAATCATAATTATCAAACATTATAATGTAAGTTAGAATAAAAATTCAAATATTACCAAGAATTAATTTCTCTCATACCATCATCTAATTGTTTTGAAATTTTAGTAACTTCTTTTATTAAATTTAAATTACTACGATGACTTAATTTTAATTTTTCTTTCATTATATTCTTAATACTCTCTTTTTTTTTATTTCTATTCTTTTTAAATAATTTATCTTTCAAACCACTACCTGTATCATCCATAGATTCCTTATTTCTGTAAAATATGCAATATAATAATAATGCCAGAATTATATATATACAAAGATTAGACATATAATAATGTTAGATAAAATATTATTTAACAACCATTCAATGGTGCAAAAGTATTTTCTAATTTATCATTAGAAACTTTTTCTATATTATATAATACATCCTTATCAAGTTTTGATATTTTTTTATCTGCAGAACTAAAATACTTGTTAAGTTTAATATCTTTTTTTGGTTTTAATATACCATGAGATGTTTTAATTACTATCTCGTCATTGTGAATTAACATATCATTTAATTTTATTTCTTGTAGTTTATTATCTGTTAATCTTCTATATATAGTACCATCTTTTGGTAATTTTAATTTACCGTTAATAATTAAATCGGATGGTACTATCATGCCCTCTTTTTGTAATTGATAAGCAATTTCTGATAAATTATTTATAGCATCATAATCAGCTTTATATTCATTATTAATTATTTTAGTTATATCTGGAGAATCTGTAAATAATTCAAAATTATTTTTTCGAAAGATTATCAGAAATAACAACATAAATATTATAACTATTTTTAAATTAATTTTACTAATCATTATATATTTATTTATAAATTATTTATTAATTATCAAATTTTCTAGTTAGATATAATTTATGTTTACTATCAATATTTCTTCCTACATAACCAGACGGAGTTCCATGTTGTAACCTAACATGTCTACCTATACCATTTCTAAATTTTTTTGTTTGTAAACAATCATTATTAATATCTTTACTGGCTAAACTTCTAAATGTAACAACATCCTTATTAGTTATTATTTTATCAAAATTTGATATTTTTTTATCTCCTAAAATAATTTCTCCATTTTCAGGAATAATTAGTTTACCTTTAAAATCTACATCACTATTAATTGTTAAACCTTCCTTCTGTATTTTTTCAGAAAATTTGCTTAAATATTTTATTGCTATTACATCAGATAAATATATATTTCTTACTTTATCTTTTATTGTATTTGCATTATTTTCCATTGTTTCTATACTATTTATATTTTTGACAGATATATAGTATAAATAAAATACAATTAAAAAATATATTATAATTTTTATATTCATATACAAGTAAATAGAAAAAAGAAAATAATGTTTTTCTTTATTAAATTATAAATGAAGCACCTATGATAATTTTAATAAATAAAAAATATAGAGATATATAATGTATAAAAATAAATATATAAAATATAAGAAAAAATATTTAGATTTAAAAACTAAAATAGATGAACATCCTAAAATGTATGGCGGGAATGACACATCAGGTTTAAATTCATATGATGATAAAATTAAATACGATAAAATAGGTTTAATAGATTTAGAAACATTTCCAGGTGAAAAAGGAGATACTTTCAATTATCCAACAGAAGAATATAGATTAAAAAATAAAGACCTTGTATCCATTTTAAGACATTTTAGAAAAGTAAATTATCCTATGATTTTACCAGGAAATCATGTTGATACATTAAAACTAGTTGGACCTTTAGATGTTGATTATAAAGACAAATTTGATACATTTAATGAAAAAAAGGAAACAAGAGAATTTGAATTAATTAGGCAATATATAATTAACAAAGATTTCCCTTTGGTTACTAAAGTTATTGGGGGGTGTTCCTATAAAGATGAGATGAATAAAATAGTTAATGGAAAATGGACAAATGCTACCGATAAAGAGTTAGGAAAAAAAAGCACATTTGGATTATTAGGACCTATTGATCTTGATAAAGATTTAATTTATATTGGATGTAGAAATAATGATAATGAGTTACAAGGTCCTGGTGTTCTAATTGTTAAACTTGAAAATAAAATTTATGAAGGTAGATTTAAAAATAATTTTCCGGAATATGTACGTCTTTATAAAGGTGTATCTTTTGATGATGTTTTAAATAAGTATAAATCAGGTAGTGATTATTCATATATTGGAAGTGTTAGTAATGTTAAAATAGAGAATGTTAAAATAGAGAATGTTAAAATAGAAGAATTAGCTTGGGATTATTACAATATGACAGAACATGGTATTGGAATACAATATGAATTTGAAAATAAAGTATCAAATGAACCAATATATGAAGGTGAATTTAAATTTGGATTACGTCATGGTCGAGGTATTGATTATGCAGATTGGAAAATATCAAAATTTGATGAAAGTACTAAAAATATCCCTACAGACCTAGTTTCTGAACCAAAAAATATATTTTTTAGTACTCCAAATGAAGCTGAAGGTGAATTAACATTACCCAGTGCTTCTAATTATTATAATTATAGAAGTGGAAAACAATGTGCTAATGATAATAGAGAATATATAAACTTGAGTATTGATGGTAATGTGTATCAAACATGTAAAGAATTAGAAACTTTATACAAACTTAAACCAGAATTAAAACAAGAGTTGTCTACTCAATCTGTTGTAGTTACAACACCCGTTACTAGTAATATACAACCTACTACTGAAAATAATTTGATGGTTAATAAATCTCAAAAAGCAACAACAAAAACTACAGGAGCAGAGCAACCAACCTCACCAGTAATTAAAGTTCCATTAAAAACACCATCATCAACAACTCCAGATAAACCTACAATACAATCATCAACAACTCAAGATAAACCAACAACACAATCATTAACAACTCCAGATAAACCTACAACAGAACAAGTAAAAACTCCAGATAACCCTACAACAGAACAAGTAAAAACTCCAGATAACCCTACAACAGAACAAGTAAAAACTCCAGATAACCCTACAACATCACCAGTAAAAACTCCAGATAAATCTACAACATCACCAGTAAAAACTCAAGATAAACCTACAACAGCGTCAGTAAAAACTCCAGATAAACCTACAAAAGCGCCAGTAAAAACTCCAGATAAACCTACAACAGCGTCAGTAAAAACTCCAGATAAACCTACAAAAGCGCCAGTAAAAACTCCAGATAAACCTACAAAAGCACCAGTAAAAACTCCAGATAAACCTACAAAAGCACCAGTAAAAACTCCAGATAAACCAACAAAAGCACCAGTAAAAACTCCAGATAAATTAAAGAAAGATAAAAAATCTAAAAGTTCAGAAACAAAACAAAAGAAAAAATCTAGTTTAAGGGGAAAATATAGAATTAAGATTAATTATGAAATTTAATCTTCTTAAATTTTATTTTAAACAAAATTTATGAAAAATTATATAAGTTATTATAATGAATTATTCAAATAAAAAACAAGATAAAAAAATTAGTAAAAAAAATATAGAATATATGGCTAGTTCTAGTTCAGGTTCTATATCTATAGTCTCTATTATTTTCATTGTTTTCATATATATAAGTGTTTCTGTAATATATTATCAAGCATATTTGAGAACGAATGATTTTGGTCCCATGTATGCTGTATCTTGGCCATTCTATCTTTTTTTTATTGGATTAAAAGATTCATTAATTTGGTTAAGTGATGCTTTTAATAAAATAGGAAATGATAAAATATTATCACAATCAACAACTTTACAATTACCATAAAAATAACTAAAAATTGATTTTATTATACGTTAATTAATGACAGAGTAATTATATGTCAACCTACAAAGATATAATTTGTAAATTTACTCTATCATGTGGTAATTTTGGAATTCATGGTAAAACAGACCCAAATATATTCGCTGCATTTTGGGGAATTAGTATTGATGTAAAAATTGGTAGTATTACTAATGATATAGTATATTCTGATAATATAACTCAAAAATATATATTAGACACCTTTTATGATTATTTAAAAGAAAAA